CGTACAATTAAAGACTTTAAAAGTAAGTTAATTGGTGGTGGTGCAAGACCCAATCTATTTGAAGTAGAATTGGCTTTTCCCGATGGTGAAGGAAGTCCAGTTGCTGTCAATGAAGTCGTAGAAAACGCAAGATTTCTCGTCAAGGCAGCAGCACTTCCCTCATCAACAATTGCTCCTATTGAAATTCCTTTTAGAGGAAGAATTTTAAAAATTGCCGGAGATAGAACATTTGAGACTTGGACAATTACTGTAATGAATGATAGTACTTTTACTATCCGTTCCGCATTTGAAAAGTGGATGAATTACATCAATAAATTAGATAATGGAACTGGTGTTACTGATCCAGTTCTTTATCAGAAAGATGCTGTAGTAAAACAACTTGATCGTGACGGAAAAGTTCTCAGAAAATATAAATTCTGGGATATTTTCCCAACCAATATTTCGACTATCGAATTAAATTATGATACTACAGATACTATTGAAGAATTCCAAGTAGAAATGCAGGTCCATTACTGGGAAGCATTCAAAGGTGATGCTGTTCTAGCAGGTGGCGAAGATATTCGATAAATAATACAATAACAGTTCAAGTAAATTATAATGGCAAGACTTTTTGGTTTTTCAATTGAAGATCCAGATAAAAAATCGCCTTCTGTAATATCCCCCGTTCCTCAAAATAATGAGGACGGGGTTGATAATTATATTAGCAGTGGTTTTTATGGACAACATGTAGATATAGAAGGTGTTTATCGAACAGAATTTGATTTAATTAAAAGATACCGAGAAATGGCACTCCATCCAGAATGTGATGGTGCTATTGAAGATGTTGTTAATGAAGCAATTGTAAGTGATCTCTATGATTCACCTATAGAGATAGAACTTTCCAATTTAAATGCAAGTGATAAATTAAAAGATATTATACGAAAGGAATTTAAATATCTTAAAGAAATTTTAGATTTTGATAAAAAATCTCACGAAATTTTTAGAAATTGGTATGTAGATGGTCGATTATTTTACCATAAAGTAATTGATCTTAAAAGTCCTCATGAAGGAATAAAGGAGTTGAGGTATATCGATCCTTTAAAGATGAAGCATGTGAGACAAGAAAAGAAAAAAGAAAGGGGTTTAGGTCCAACAAATAATTATGATAGAGAAACTTTGACAATAGGACCAGAGATTGAAGAATTTTTTGTATATAATCCAAATCCCGCAAATCAATCACAATTCTCCGGAAATGGATCGCAAAAAACAGCAGTAAAAATTGCAAAAGATGCTATTGTTTATTGTACATCTGGTCTTGTAGATAGAAACAAAGGAACAGTTCTTTCATATCTTCACAAAGCAATTAAATCTCTCAATCAACTTCGGATGATTGAAGATTCTCTTGTTATCTATAGATTATCAAGAGCGCCAGAACGTCGTATTTTTTATATTGATGTTGGAAATCTTCCAAAGGTAAAGGCAGAGCAATACCTTCGTGAAGTTATGAATCGTTATCGCAATAAAATAAGTTATAATGCCACTACAGGTGAAGTTCGTGATGATAAAAAATTTATGAGTATGATGGAAGACTTTTGGCTTCCACGTAGAGAAGGTGGTCGTGGTACTGAGATTACTACACTTCCTGGCGGACAAAATCTTGGAGAACTTTCTGATATTGAATATTTCCAAAAGAAACTTTATAGATCACTTGCAGTTCCAGAGTCTAGAATTGCTGCTGATGGAGGTTTTAATTTAGGACGTTCTTCAGAAATACTTAGAGACGAACTGAAATTTGCAAAATTTGTCGGAAGATTGAGGAAACGTTTTGCAAATATGTTTACCGACATGTTAAAAACACAATTAATTTTAAAGAATATAGTTTCTGTAGAGGATTGGGATGAAATTAGTGATCATATTCAGTATGATTTCATTTATGACAATCAATTCGCAGAATTAAAAGAATCTGAATTAATGAGTGAAAGATTGGGAATTCTTGCATCAATTGAACCTTATATTGGAAAATATTATTCAAATGATTATGTTCGTCGTAAGGTATTGAGACAAACTGATGCTGAAATAATAGAAATTGATAAGCAAATTCAACAGGAAATTATTTTTGGAATTATTGCAGATCCAAATAGTATTGATCCAGCAACAGGAGAACCTTTACCACAAGATGATTCCTCTCAAACATTGGGTGATGTTCCAGTAGAACCAGAAATTGATGCATCTTCCGTAGAAGTGAGTGAAATATAAATAGATTTATAAATATATTGAAAAAATTAATGGAAGACATTATCGATTTGATTGCTTCAGATTCTAATCCGTCTGAAGTAAGTGATCAACTCAAAAATATTTTATTTACAAAAGCTGCTGGAAGAGTTGAAACTGAAAGACAGTCTATCGCAACATCTATGTTTGATGGAAAAGAACCAGAAGAGCCACAAGAGGAAGAATAATGTTAGTTAAAGTTTTAGCAGCAGAAACTGATTTGACATCTGCTACAAATGTTAGTAATGCAACTCTCGTGAGATTAGTTAATAATGCGAATGCAATTGATGTAGTTACTAGAAAAACTTCTGGTGGAACTACTGTAGGTTCATTCACGATGGTTGCAAATTCAGTAGAGTATGTGGAAAAAGATCCTACTGATACTCTTGAGGGCGGAGCAACTATATTAGCAGCAAAAGTAGCATACGGAAATTAAAATCAATGAAACTTATCACAGAAGAAGTATCAAACGTAAAAATTATTACCGAAGGCAAGGGTGCCGGTAAGAAATTATACATTGAGGGTGTTTTCCTTCAGGGAAATCTCAAGAACCGTAATGGAAGAATGTATCCTATGGAAACTCTTTCCCGTGAGGTAAAGAGATATAATGATACCTTTGTTGGAAAAGGTCGTGCTCTTGGAGAACTTGGTCATCCAGACGGACCTACCGTAAATCTTGACAGAGTTTCTCATAAAATTACTTCTCTCACTCAAGAAGGAAATAATTTTAAAGGTAAGGCACAAATCCTTAATACTCCAATGGGTAAGATTGCATCTTCTCTTCTTGATGAAGGTGTTATGCTCGGTGTTTCTTCTCGTGGTGTTGGATCATTAAGAGAAGATCGTAGTGGTTGTAAAGTAGTTGGTGAAGATTTTCAACTAGCAACTGCTGCTGATATTGTAGCAGATCCTTCTGCTCCTGATGCTTTTGTTAATGGAATTATGGAAGGAAAAGAGTGGGTTTGGGAAGGAGGAATTCTTCGTGAGCAACTTGCGGAGAAGACTCAGAAGAGAATTAATACTCTTGTTGATCAAAGAAGATTGGAAGAGTATAAGTTAAATTTATTCAATGAATTCCTTTCAAATCTTTAAATTATAAATAAATATAGATTAATACAAAAATATCTAATCAAATGTCCGTTGGTAGCAATTTACAAGAAATGGAAAACGTAGTAACCAAAGGCGCTGCTGCAGCTGAACCAATGCAATCATTGTCCACTCAAACACCTGGACAACCTGCAGTGGAAGATCTCGGTGGTCCTACCCCAGAAAACTATAGAGTCGATGATGATTCGGCAAAACTAAAAGAACCTTCTTTAGCAACTGTTAAAGATATCGTTAATAAAGGTGCTGTTCCTGCTGAGCCAGCAAAAATGGCAAAAGAGGAAGAGGAAGTTGAAGGTGAAGTAGTTGCCGAAGAAGAAGAGACTGTAGAAGAAATTGTATCTGAGGAAGAAACTTCTGAAGAGGAAGTTGTTTCTGAAGAAGAATTAGTTGGTGAAGAAATACCTTCTATCGAAGAAGATGTTGAGGCACTTCTTTCTGGAGAAGAACTCTCTGAGGAATTCCAAGAAAAAGCACGTACTATTTTTGAAACCGCAATCAAAGCAAAAGTTGCTGAGATGAAGGAAGAAGTTCAAAAACAGTATGAAGACGCTCTTGTAGAAGAAATTATTTCTATTAAGGAAGAATTGACGAATAGAGTTGATTCTTATCTTGAGTATGTTGCTGACGAATGGATGTCTGAGAATCAACTCTCAGTCGAAAAAGGACTTAAGACTGAAATGACTGAATCATTCCTTGTTGGAATGAAGCAACTTTTTGAAGATCATTATGTAACTATCCCTGAAGAAAAATATGATGTGCTTAATAGTATGGTAGAAAAACTTGATGAGATGGAAGATAAACTCAACGAACAAATCAATAAAAATATTGCTTTAAACAGAAGATTAGCTGAGTCGGTTGCTGATGTAGTTTTTACAGAAGTATCTGAAGGTCTTGCACTTTCCCAAAAGGAAAAACTCGCTTCTCTTGTAGAAAATGTTGAGTTTGATAGTGAAGACACCTATCGTGAGAAACTGGTAACTTTAAGGGAATCATATTACCCAAGTAATACCGGAACTCAAACAGATGAATCAGAAAC